CCTGCAACCCTTTGGCGACAAGAGAAATCTGGACCAAGGAGGTCCTCGTTCCTTTTGTACTTTAGAAGGACATTACGGCATTGCCGTCACCTCATTCGAGGTGAGTACTTATGCCCTTCGCTTCCACGTAACCTCCTTTCCGGCGAACCGGCAAATAAAGTTGCGGCTCAGACTTTTTGGATGGCGGAAACTTCAGCCACTCAGCGAGTCTTAGATGATCATGCCTGGCATGCTTCTCCTTATAATTAAACTTCATAAAGAGGAACATGTAGGTATTGTGGTCCCCCCTGAGCACCCTCGAAACTTCGAAGGGATACTCTCGGAGAAACCTCTCATGGTCACCACGCAGCTTTAAACCAGAATCATCTGGAAAGTCGGAAGGAACAAGCTTAAGCTTGAGCCCGTTCTCCCGAAATAACTTCAGAGCCTCCAACCATAGAGCCTTTTCGTACACGTAATTCCTAGGCCCAAAGTACGAAATATACTTTGATAAAAGCCTATTCATCACTATGTACAACCAAGGTTCAAGGCTAGATTTTCTTAGGTTATGAGGGGACCTTACATTGTAAGGTCGCACATCGTATCCCTGGAGATAGTCACCTCCACAGGATTCCCTGAACGGATGCTCGCCAGAAAAGGATTTCTCCTCGTTGACGATAAAACCGATGGACTCACAGAGAGTAATAAACTCTGGAGTATCCTCGGTACTGATTATGCAGTCATCACCAAAGACCGAAACACGTTTAAGATCTTTCCATTCCGGAAAGAGCGTGTTAGATCCAAGGCGATTTAAACGAACTGCATGACCAGCCGTCCAGAAGACGAGTGTCTCAAGCGGAAAGGTTACCGCGTTCCCCATGGTAGAGATCATATTAAGTGGGACTAAACGTCCAAGAATAGACGTGAAATCACACCTAAGAGACCAAACCATGTAGAACCACTCCGGTGGTAGTAAATACCGAAGTAGCTCGATCCCAACACAGTCAGACGCAGATGACCAATCAATCGTGCTTTCGCGACGAGTGATAGAAGCCATCTTAGCTCTGTTCTTATGCTGGTCGGGGAGAGACTCGACGTCGAGTCCAACAGCTTTCATTCGTCGGTATATCACTCGCATCAGGCCTTGCTGTAAAAACATGTTCACAGTAGGCTCAACGCAAATGAACCGGCGCTTCTTGCTGTCTTTCTCTACAGTGGTAGCGCGTGACCCCTCTACTATCGTATACCTTTGTACGATACTACCCTTGTTGAATTCTTCAAGGGCTTCCGCAAACAGCGGGTCGTATTGGAGGTAATACTCAAACAGAGGAACCGCTCTAGAGGTTACTGTCAATGGATATCGGCTTTTCGCTTCAAGCGATGTGCTTGAAAACGGACAGCCTACAGTACTCCCTGATGAATGTTTGCACTCATCAAAGAACTCATCCATTGAGAATTCACCGAGCACAAAATACATAAGAGCTCTCATTCTCATGAGATGTCTCTCGTGCACTAAAGTGTCCGATTGAATTCTGCTTGATTTGACAGAGAATGGTTCAAACCCATCCATATGTCGATTGATGCTCTCGAATTTCTCAAAAGCCTCAATCTCAAGCCGCTTCGAATCTACGTCTGAGAATAAATATTTCTTCTCAAACTCAAGATCCTGGCGTGATACAGCAAACTCAAGTTGAGCGGAAGGCTGGCTATACATCTGTTTCAGCCCGCCTAGGTCACGTCTAAGTGCCGATGCAAGTCTTGTCAACATTGCATCGGGCTTAAAGAGCTTCTGCTGTTTACCTTTCTTCATGGGAGATCTCCCGTTGAGGTAAAGGAACCGGAAGTCTTACCGCATCGAGTCAAAATGCTCCATAGACACATCACGCTTCGTTAGCTCATCGAGCATACGGGAGTAAGTGTCATAGGAGAGAAGACCAAATGTAGTAAGACCCGTGAGAGTGATGATCAGGATAAACCTAACCATTTGTCACACTCACGAGAGCGACTGGGCATTCCAGAAACTGGTAATATCACTATCTACCAGAAGCTGGGCACCCGCACTGCGCATCGTCAGCCTTTCGGCATCTGTCGTGTTGATGTCCGTCGAGAGTTCCAGTCTAAGGGTATTCACAGTACGTGAACCATTAGCTAGAATCTTCGGGAACTTCAGCAAGACAACCGATCGCGCCTGGGTGTAGCCGCTCGGGGACGAAGACGACACACGGGGTTCTTTGACAGAGAAGTCAATGGTCTTTTGAGACACAAAGGCAACTCCATCATTGAGCAGGGTCTTATGGACCTCACCGTTCTCTCCCTTTGACAGGAGAGTTGTCGACGTTCCACCGGTTGCAGAGACAGTGCCATCCAGAAGGATAGCGCCACCATTAATTGCCATTAGTTATGGCTCCTATGGTTGAAGATCAGCCAAAGCACTTTAAACGTTGTGTTATGAGTGCAAGGAGATCTATGACAGAAGTTGCATCTTTTACTAACCCAGTTAAATTAACCTGAGGTATAGTATCAGATACAGTCGGATTCCACATGCTTCGAGTGAAGGTAAAAAGCCGTTGTTCAACGGTTTCACCATCACCAGAAGCGGACCACTCGGGATTAACGTCGCTGAGAACTTTACAAGTAGTTAACTTGTCAGCCTTAGTGACGACACCCGCAGCGAGGATCACGATTGAGGGATCTACAAGGTTTGCTACGCCAGAAACACAATTGCTGACGTTAGCCACGCGATCTACCATGAAACTATATGGTATAAGCTGCCAACCAGTGGTTGGAATATCCTTGAGTCTCAATCCGTACTTATACTGCCAACCCTTCAGAGGATTTTTTGTCTCATAAAGGATATAACAGTGTAAGCCGATCTCGTCGGTTCTGGATTCGGCAAACCGGGCATACCCAGCTACCGTTGTTCTGCTGGCATTACCCGTCAGAACTGTCCTAGACCGAGCACTTAAACGCGAACCGGCCTCAAATTCCTTCTTATTTCTTTCGAAGGATGACTTCACGATGTCTTCTAGACTTCGTTGAAGGGGCAACATCGCAAAACGATGTGCAGCCCAAGCACCGGATAAAGCTTTGGCCCTATTACCATATCGATAATAAAGGTTTCTGGCTTTGCGTTCAAATGATTTCGAGACCTCGGCTAATGATGCTGCAGGGTTCTTGAGATATTTTAACGTCTCACGAACTTCCCCAACATCTTCACCGAACGACCACGGCGTCTTCGCTATATTAGCGATAGCTTGCTGCTTCAAGGTTGAGATGGTGGATAGGACCAAAGAACTTGGAACGGTTTCATTCATTCCAAGGTAGGTCGTATACCCATCCATCCACAACCGAGTTACAGCACCGGCTTGCCGGTACCACCAGCCACTAGACTTTAAGGCTGCGTAGTAGCTTCCACTTCCAACGGAAGTGGTAGACGCTTTTGAATAAGAACACTCGTTGTTCACGATGACCCCATCAGCAATTTTCCGCTGATATTGGGGTGTAACCGTGTCAAGCATGGATTCCGTTTCCGTATAAATGTACGACCAAGGACCTGGAGGCGTGCCCGTTTTTTGGGTTTGCGTACAGGTTACCGTGGTTGAACTATTAGTCCGGAAGCGAGATCTCATCTGTGTTCCTATAAAGTGG